TTCCTCGTCCCACTTTTCAGCCGGGTAGCTGTAATGGTGCATAGTTGTCCCTCCTGGTTAATAGAAGCCGGCGAGCTTCTTGTCTTTGATTCGTGCACGCTTCCGGGCCATGTCGGCTTCCAGAGCGTAGCGTGCGGCATCTATCGTGTGGTTGTTTTTGTCCGGATAGGTCCCCTTGAAGTTGCCGTTGCGGTCCTGTTCGAGCTCGTAGGATGAGAACTCCCGCGCCGCGTTCGGGCATCGCACCGGGTCGATGATGATCTCTTCGATGTCGTCGGAGAGATACTGCATGCCGTAGTCCACGGAGCCGGGGCCCTTCTTGGCGCCGATGAGCCGGAGTCCCATCTCGTTGAACGATGCGATGGAGCGAGGCTCTTCCGAGTCGGCTGTGATGATCCCGTTCTCCGGGTTCTTCTTTTTGAGGAGCTCCACGGCCTTGACCGTGCCCAGAGATACCTGGTACAGCTCGTCGAAGATGTAGAGCTTCATGCGCTTCCGGTCGAAGTGCATGCGAACGTAGGCCAGCGGGTCAGCTGCGAAGCCGAAGTCGAGGCCCTGCCGGATCTTGTCGAAGCGTTTGACCTCTTCGTCGGTAATCTTCCGCAGCGTAAGGTTATAGAAAACCTGTCCGCCGGTGCCGGTCGCCTCGCCCAGGTACTCGTGGCGGTATTTGGTGATGTTCTTCTGCTTCAGCTTCTCGGCCTGTGTAAAAAAATCCTCACCGAGCCATTCGCGTGGCATGGTGAGGTATGTTGAATGGTAAATTTTCGTGTCCGGGTCAGGTTCGCCCAGCACGTCCTGGTTGACCCATGAGTTGATGGAGACGGGCGGGTTCCAGCTGTAGATGACGTCGGTGTGTTCGCCACCACGCATCAGAGACTGCAGGATGTTCCGTTCTTCATCTTCGCCGTCGAACTCGGCACGCTCTTCGAACCAGATGATGCCGATGTAGCCCTTCTTCGGCTTTATCGACTTGATCTTCTGCGGGTCGTCAGCTCCTCGGAAGAAGATCTGCTGCCCCGTCGGCAGGTAGGTCATCTCCATGGTGCTCTGGTTGAACTTCCACAGATGTCCCATGCCGAGCTTGTCGATGCCCCAGAGTACCTGGTTGACGACGGAAGTCCGGAGGGTGTTGCCGACTCTTCGAAGGACGACCGCGTTCCGGTTCGGATGCTGCGTCATCTTCAGCGGGATGAGGACCCCGTCCGTTGACGACTTCGCGGATCCTCGTCCGCCCGGCTGTTTGTAGTGCGTGTACCTGTCCGCCATGAAGTCGTAGTAGAACTGGTGGAAGTGTGGCGGGATGAGCTCGGATAGCTTAACCGGCATCTTCGTCGCCACCTAAGTCGTCCACGATCTGGACCGCACCGGCGATAGTTCCGGAAACCTCGGTCTTTGTGGAAAACTCGTCCCTTGCTTTGCGTTCAAGATACCACTCGGCGACACGTTCATTGCCAGCACGGAGCTCGTCGCAGATGATGTCTTTGGCTAACATCTGCGGCTGCTGCTTGAGTATCTCTTTTCGATGCGAAAAAGCCTCGTTTGCTTTGCAGTAGTCGTACAAAGTGCGGAGACCGATGTTCGCATAAAGACAGGCTTGCTCGTCGGTGTAGCCTTTGAGGAAGGCTTCTTCCAGTTTTCGCAGTGTCTCATCATTCATCACTGTGGGCCTTCCGGCCTTCTTTTTCGTAGCCATCGGCTCACCTCTTTCCTGGATAAACGACAAAGCAGCCAAAGCGTTAGCTTCAGCTGCTCTGCCGGATTCTTCAAAGGAGTTGTATCTGCATGACGAGTAGTTTTCATGGTTACCTCAAAAGATGTCCCCGCCTATGTTTGGACTACCGGACGGGGCTCGGTAGGATCGTTGCGAAAGGAGAATGAAACAAATGGGAAACTCAAAACCCTAGATCTTTGTGTTTCTGACCATTGGAAATGCCCGAACGGAGTGATCGTCCGGGCTCCCCCGAAAGGACGTAACCAATGATCCTGGAAGTGTTCTTCCGAACTCTTCCACCTACCATCCTAACACCTGTAAAATCAAAAAATGTGCTACAGCTGAAAAAAAGTCATTTCATGGTGTGCAGCGAAGTGATCGAGGGCTTCCAGGTGCACGTGTCGCATCCGGTCGTAAGATCTGCCCAGGCCGAGGGCGATGGGCAGGAGTCTGTTCCGGTTGACGTACCTGGCGTAGAGGACCTTGGAGTAGAGCTCCGGCTCGTCGGCAATCTCCAGCATGATCTTATTGCGGAAGATGACGAGTCTGACGTTCTCGGAAAGTGCGTCTTCGATGTTCTCTGTGAGCCGTGCGTAGGATGCGTCGCCTGACCCACCTCCGGAGACGAACTCGCGTGAGGGGTCTGATGTGCAGTTGATCCGCTCGGCTCTCCACCGCTCGATGCAGCGGTTGTTCCGCTCGATGCGCTTTTCCAGGTCTTCGATCTGGCCGAGGTATGCCTTGGCCGTGTCTCTCTCTGTCATTTCTCTCCGTAAAAGTTGATTTCCCAGCCGTGGTCTTCGCGGAGGGTGTCGAGGATCTCGTTCAGCTTCGTCTTGTCGAAGACGATGGACTCCAGGACGGAGTTGGCGGTCTTGATGCAGTCCTGGCATGTGTCGTGGTCGATGCCGTTGTCGAGCATGGCCAGAACACACGCTGCATAGATGGTCTCGACGGCCATCTTGATGCCCCGGCGCTCAGCTGCCTCTTCCCTCTTTTTGACCTCGTGGGGTGTGTAGGCTGTTTTGTATCCTTTCATGACTTCCGCCTCGCGTAGTTGGAATTGAAGCCGAGGAGGCAGGACCAGATGTGATGCAGCCGTTGTCTGAATAAGTTCATCTGTCCCAGACCCTCCTCATGATGTCAAAGTCAAAGTCGTACTCCGCCTTGCCCTGGTCAATGCCCAGCTCTTCCGCCTTCATGATGAATATCTGGCGCTCGGAGATCCGGACGCTCTGGTCGATGTGCGGGAGCTCATTGTCGGAGTAGATGATGAACTCGCGGAGAAACTTGACGGTCTTGTTCTTGAGCTTCCGGTAGTCCGGAGTCGATGCCCACGGTCTCTGGTCGAGGACGTAGTCCGTGATGTCCAGGATGATGGCGATGCCGATCGCCGCCAGTCCGAAGATAAAGACCGTCGTGCCGGCACGCTCGAACATTGCCAGGAAACACACGCAGGCCACACATCCAGCGAAGATGCCGGTCAGCAGGAGCCCGTCTCTGATTTCCTTCTTCATTGCTCTCCTCCGTTCTTCCTGCGTCTGTACTCCTCGATGTCCCCCATCAGACCCTTCGCCTCATCTGGGACATCTACGAGTTCAATCATTGCGACAGAGTACCCACAGTTACAAAAGACCGTGTTGCCGATTATCACGGCATCTCCCAGGTCGTTCTTGTCCACGACGAAGAGCTGCCGCCCACACTTCGTGCATTTGAACTTGTTGTCCCAGATGGATTTCCGCCAAATGTATGCTGATTTAATCATTGCTCTCCTCCTTTCTTTACCACCCGTCAAGGGCACATTTGCCGCATATCAAATACGGTGTTCCGTCTGCATCGAATATGCGTTTCGACTTCTTCATGAGCGCTCTCTTATGAACGCGGCCGCACTTAGCGCATTGTAGCCTCGGGTATGGAGGGTGGTTGCCGACGGCATTCCACGTCTCGGCATACTCAGGAAGTCTGCTCGGATACGTGTACGGCCGCACGCTTCCGTCTTTCTCGACAATGTACGGACTGTTTCGGTCCAGCACTCAGCCCACCTCCTCGTCCATTATCGCGCCGCAATATGGGCAGCGTTCAGTTTTCGCAGGGATGTCAAATACAAGTTGAATAGCTTCCTTTTTACACCAAGAACATCGAAACCAATCCACTTGGAGAACCGGTAGTATGCACGGTTCCCAATGAGCGTGGATAACCGGAGCGATTTCCCCTCGTTCGAATTTCTCGAAAAGGGCAATTGGCATCGCTTCCTCATAGTCCATCATGTTACACGCCTCGGCAGGTTCTATGTCCACGCCGTATTGCTTCCGGCGCCACGCTTCGTACTCGTCTTTTGGCATCCAATCCGTTATGAACTCGTCGGAGATGCCGGAAAAGCACGCCCACAATCCGGTGTCTGGGTTCTGTACGTTGTATCTAGGCATTACTCCGCCACCTCCACGATGGTCACATCCACGCGGGGCTCGGACGAGTACCGCTTCTTGATGTGTGCGTCGACGATCTGCTTGTCGTCCGGGTATGCGATGCCGTTCAGGCCGTCCATGACGATCTTCAGGATGTTGTCGATGTCCGGGGTCTTGACCGGCTTCAGGAAGCCCCTGAGCTTCCTCTCCTTGGTTTTCTTGGTGTCCGACTGTGCGATCTCCATGAACGCGGTCACATAGATGGCCAGCGGCTGCTTCGGGTCTGCCATCCAGTCCGTGACCTTCAGGTACGCGGTGCGGACGTTCTGTTCATACTTGGTCGTGGTGTCCGGTGTGTATGTCGTGCCGGACTTCGTGTTGAATCGTGGCCGTCCCTTACCACGGGGAGCTCCTGGGACGGTGAACTCAATCTTCTTCATCCGGCTCCTCCATCATCTCCACCATGTCCACGAGAGCATCCAGAAGGACCGGCTCGTTCTCAGACATCCTCAGCATCACCATCAGCAGTCGCCAGTAGATGACGGCCTTGATGGTGATGGCCACAAGTCGAAGTTTCTCTTTCATTGGTTTGTCCTTTCATAAAACTGCCAGAAGGGCGTCGCCCAGGATTGAATTACAAGACTACTTGGAGGTAGGTCCCTATGAGCAAAAGGTGAAGGGCTCAGCCCCTCTGGCAGGAGTGGATTATATGACCACCGAAGAGTTCGACCTCCAGTAACCAAAGTTTTGCGGGGATCCATATCCAAACTTATGGCGCGTGTTGTAACTCGGTTGATTTATGTTAGGTCAGATGGTGAAGAGGCTTCCCTCTCCGGTGGTATTTGACTTGTTAGAATGGCAGCTCGTCGTCCAGGTCGACATCAGAGAAGTCGTCTGGCTCGGCGGTGCTGACCTGCTGGGTCGCTTCCGGCGGGTACTCCTGCGGGTTGCGCTTGGAGCCCTGCTCCGCTTTGGATCCGCAGAAGCTGACCTCATTGGCGATGATCTCGACGGCTGTCCGTTTGTTGCCGTTGCGGTCTTCGTAGTTCCGGACCTGGATGGGGCCCTGCAGGGCGATCATCTGGCCCTTGCGGAACCACTTTGAGACGAACTCGGCAGTCTGTCGCCATGCGACGACGTTGATGAAGTCGGTCTTGCGTTCCTGACCTTGCGGTGCATAGTTCCGGTCGACCGCCACAGTGAACGAGCACACGGAGTTCCCGCCCTGCGTGGTTTTGAGTTCCGGGTCGGCAGTGAGCCGGCCCATGATGACTGCGACGTTTATCATTTTGTCCACCTCACAGCTGCCAGGAGTGCGAGCCATCCGATGAGGACCGCCCCGGCGATGATGGACACGCAAATGACCGTTGTCATGTTAATCATGTAATGTTCATTCCTTTCTTCCGGAGCTGAGCTCCGGAGATGTTCAGATATTAGATTCGAGGCAGAAGCTCGGACACACGGCATGAGTATAGTTAGTAGCGTAGTAGTCATCGTAGCCGCCGTAGTTGACATAGTAGGCAATGCTATTGCTAGTGGCGGAGCGGAGCCACCAGTAGCACTCTGTGCCTTCGTACATCTTGATGCGGTTCCTGCGGTCTTTGAAGATGTCGATCTGTGACTCGTTCGTGTCATCATCATCGTCATCCCATCCGAAGACCTGGGTACCGGACAGAAGGAAGAGGTGGTCTCCGGTCGTGTACTCCACGTCGTCGACCGTCTGCGTGCTCTTGTACAGCTGGATCTCTTCGACGAGGTCGTCAGGCAGCGTCCTCAGGAAGGTCTCGTTGAGCTTCCTCCGGATGGAGGAAGTCTCCCACACTGCGGAGTTTCCGAACTCGCTCTCGCCGATCGCGTCCTTGAAAGTGAAGAACGCCCTGCCGCTCTCGTCTCTGCCGAAGACAACCTTGCGGCCCAGTCCGACGTCGAGCTCATCCCCGGACTGGAGGGGACTCGTGCCGGCTCTCAGGTCTGCAGCGATTTTGTGCCAGTCCCAGCCGGTCTCTACTGTTACGTTTCTCGTGATTTCCATGGTTTCCTCCTTCTTGTTTAGGTCCATTCTTCCTTCATGAGAGCAATCTCGCTGTCAGACATCACGCTGATGCCCAGGGCTTTCGCGTCCTGGATGATGCAGTCGATGAAGTACGACATCTCGGAGGTGGTGAAGGTGGAGCTGCCATAAATGGCGAGCACCTCTTCCCAGTGCTCCAGATGTCCGTCGTCTCTGATGATCCGGCGCGGGCCGACGCGTTCGACCAGGAAACCGAGACCTTTGGAGGACCACTGCTTGACGAAGGTCGGCACTGCCTTCTCCGGCATGCAGAGGACCTCCCCGGTCCCTGTTTTCCTTATTTCCTCACGGTAGACTTCCTCCTTCGTGGCTCTGGTCTTCCGGGCGATCTGGTCGATCAGTACCCACGCGTAAGCGTTGGCGGACAGCGATCTCTTGCTTTCTCGTTTTGCGGTCTTGATGTCGAAGTGCAGCAGCTCGTCTTTGTGTTCTTCCAGGAACAGGTCCAGCTCCTCCGGGTTGCGAAACTCGAAGGAGTAGTGCCTGTACCCGGTCATCATCGGGTTGGTTACGCCTTTGAGGGAGCCGCTGACCTTGATCTCATTCATTGGTGGCCTTCGGGACGGTGATCCTCACGTAGCCCTTCCGGCCTTTGTCTTTCTTGATGGTCTTCTTGCAGTACATGTCGTAGGTGTCCGGGTCGTCCAGCTTGAAGGCGGCCTCGTCGAACTTTGTGACGACCGTCTCCGATGGCGGGATAGCTTTGACCAGGGCGACCTTGGTGCCGTTCGGCATCTCCCACTTGTCGATGCCATACTCTTCCATGCGCTGGCGGAGCTCTTCCTGGAGCTCCTTCTTGTCCATTTCCAGCTTCTTCGCCTGGGCGAGCTGTGCCTCGACTTCCTCCAGTTTGCTCATGATGGACTCAAGGACGGCACTGTTGCGTGCCTCTGCGATGGCTTCTGTCATGCTTTAGCCTCCTTTTCTTTCTTAAGCTGAGCGTTCCACTCGGCGACGTTGTTCACATAGTCGCCCCTGAACACGCAGTCCAGGATAATTTTCCATTCTTCCTCGGTGGTCTCCTTGCTGGTGCCGAAGATCCACTTGAAGCATCTGGCAGGGAACTTGGCCTGCGGATACTTCGCCTTGAAGAGCTCGAACGCTCTGGTGCGGGTGTCCTGGTCTTCCGGCTGGACGTCGTCCTTCCGGGTGTACGGCTTCGGGCCGGTGTCCTGCTGGGGAGCCGGTGCGGATGGCGCCGGAGGTGCAGGCGGTTCGGGTTCAGTCTCCGGAAGCGGCAGCTCCTGCTGGTCGAGGTTCGTGCCGGGGTTTCCCCAGGTGAACACAACCCTGTTGGACTGCTTCCGGTTCTTCAGCCGGAGGTATGTGATCCTGCCGTTCTGGACCTCCATGTCGGCCACATAGAAGTCCGCCTTCGGTTGGAGTTTCCCGTTGACCTGTTTCACGTCGTAGTTGACATGGCCGGAGTCAGCGATCCGGCGGATGAAGATGGTCGGTGCGGTGTACAGCTCCCTGCCGATGCCCCAGTTGAAACACGCACGCTTGAAACTGTCGGATGCGAGCCCTTTGGCTGCTTCCGTGTTGGACTCGGTGCCGGTGTCTTCCTTCTCTACCCAGATGCCCTTCTCGTTGTCCCAGATGGACACGACGCAGTTGGCGTTCTCTCTGGAGTGGTGCCTCTGCCAGTTCATGGGTCCCACGGTCTCGTCCAGGATGTTCTGGTCGCACCGTGCGTCCTTGTACAGCAGGAGCGAGAGCCAGTTGCCCTCCTTCTTGTCGATCTGAGAGACCCGGCACTCGACCTCGTCTGCTCTCAGTGCTCTGAACTTATCCATGCCTTGCCTCCTGGAGTCTTTTCACCTTTCGGAAAAGCATCTGGCCGATTTCCTCTTCACATTCTGCGCAAAAGTCTCGAAATACCTTTGTAGTGATATGGACTCCCTCTTTGCATAAAGCCTCGTCAAAGCGCGGATAAATAGCGAACGATAAAGAAAATTTAGGATCTTTCGTGCCGATTTGCTTGCCACAAACATCGCAGTAGTATAGTTCCTGTCTCATTCGCCGGCCTCCTCGAAGAGTGCAGCCGTCAGTTTTGCCTTCAGCTCGTCGGAGAGCTTCTCCTTGGAGACGTGGACCGTCACGATGGTCGGTTCCGGTTCTGCATCCGCTTCGTCGTGGGTGCCGTAGAGCTCCTTCTCCTGTGCGAGCTTTGCCTGGTACTCGTCGTAGTAGACGGCCTTCAGATAGCTAAGAGCTCCGAAGCAGCCGCAGT